GTAACTGCTGGCGTTAGGTTTTATGAGACTATTAGAAACTTAAAAGCGCACGTTACAGTTAATGTAGTCGGTGTTGTGGCAAGTGCCGCAACATATATGTTGTTAGCCGCTGATAATGTAACCATTAATGCTATGGGAATGGTTATGATCCATCAAGCAAGTACGATGAGTTACGGTACAAGTGATGATATGGCAAAAACATCTAGTTGGTTATTGAAAGTTGATAACATTTTGGCTAAAAATTATGCTGAAAAGATGGATATAAGTGTTACTGATGCTTTGGAATATATGCGTAATGAGAGTTATTTTAATGCTGATGAGGCGATTCGCGTTGGTTTGGTTAATAGTTTGACGACATACCAAGAAAAACAACAAGTTATTGAAAAACCTATTAAAAATGAAGCAGAATCAGTTTTAATAAACGAAACTGAAAAAGAAGACAATACTTATGATATAGCGAAAGCTAAATTTGATCTACTTACCCGTAAAAAATAAACAACTTTTAACAACTTGAGGGAATTATGCGAATATTATTTTTAATGTTAAGTCTTACAATCACAACATTAGCGCAAGCTATTGATTACATGCCTGTTATTGATTACAGCGTATATGAAGTTGATAAAGTAGCACAACCTTCTAATAATGCCTTACTGCTTGACAATATTACACCGGGTTATAATTCTGGCGTGATTGGTGTTGGTTTATTCCACATGAGCTGTGGGGTAAGTCATCAAGGTAGGTTCGACCCTTGGGTTAGTCCGGGTGTATTGTCGATGCACGACCACACATTTTTAGGTAATACGTCTATTGATGAGTTCTCAGACTTAAATAAATTAATAAGACCGGAGTACACCTCAACTTGTGATGGTGGCGGGGTTAATAAGTCATCTTACTGGTTCCCTAGTATGGTTAAACCACACCATGATAAGGTTTTACATCCGGGTGAATATGAACGTGTACCAGTTGGTGTTACCATTGTCTACTATAAATCACATGTTGGGTATGGATTACCTGATACAACTATTATCCAAAACCCACCGACAGGACTCCGGGTATTAGGTGGTAATCCTACAGCTACTGATATTAATACGGTAACTTATATCGACAAGCCATCAAAAACATTAGCCAGTTATTTTGAATGTACTACTATTAGTGCAACAGGTGCAAAAAGTGTTGATCAAATTCAAACTGATTTTGCACACATCCCAAATTGCAAGGGTTCGCCAGATGGTAAATCAACCTATTTGTCAATGAAGTTAGTCTTACCAAGCTGTTACGACTCAACAAGTGGTTTGATGTCAGGAACAGCACCGACTATCAACTCACACATGATTTACCCGGTATTGACTACAATTTCAGTGGGTGTCAAAGAGTGGCGTTGTCCGTCTACACATACAACTGCTATCCCTAGAATCTCGTTTAACGTTCGCTATTATATCCCGGCTGGACAATCAACTTTAGGTTGGCGGTTATCTAGTGATAATTACCCCTATAAGCAAGTAACCGTGAAATATCCATATAAAGCGGCAACTGCATATAAACCGGAACAACTTGCTACAACTAAAGTCGAAGGTAACGGTGGTTTCAGCGCCCACAGTGATTGGGTCAACGGTTGGCAAGAAAATTATTTACAGGCAATTATTGATAACTGCTTAAACCCTAATACCCGGATAACAACAGACCCGAAAAGAATTGATTGTAGTATTATTGGTGTACCTTTTCCAACAACAAATGGTATTGATTACAATCATTTAACGACAATGAATGCAAATACAGATTTGTCTGAATAAACAACTTTTAACAACTAGAGGATTTAATATGGACTTGAAACAACTTAGAGAACAAAGGGCAGAAAACTACACAAAGGCAAAAGGTTTGCTTGATAACTGGACTGCTGATAAATCGGCTGAATATGACGCATTGATTAATGCGATTGATGCCATTGATGCTGATATTTCAAGATCAGAAGGGCTTGTTAACCGTGAAGTACAATCCATCATCGAAAAGTCTGTTGATGATTTGAAAGGTATGGGTAATAATGAGGTTGTTATCGGTGCTTTTGAAAAGTACCTACGCAAAGGTAAAGAAGGCTTAAGCAATAGCGAACTAACTACATTGATGAACGTACAGGTTGCTGGTACACCTGCAGCAGGTGGCTTCACAGTACCTAAGATCTTAATTCCTAACATTTCGCTTGCTTTGAAAGCATTCGGTGGTATTAGAGAAAGAGCGCAAGTTATCACGACTGATTCAGGCGAAGCGTGGGATTACCCGAACACTGATGCAACTGGTCAAGTCGGTGCATTGGTTACTGAAATACAATCGCAAGCTGGCGGTGCTGATTATGTTATCGGCAACAAAAACCTCGCGACTTACAACTGGACTTCCAACCCACTTGCGGTTTCTAAAAACCTGATTCAAGATTCTGCTGTTGATATTGTTAGTTTCGTTAATGCGCGGTTGTTAGAAAGAATCGCACGGGTACATGCACAATACTTTGTAAACGGTACTGGTACAGCACAACCCGAAGGCTTGTTGGCGGTTGCTACTGCTGGTAAGGTTGGTACAACTGGGCAGACTCTATCTATCACTTATGATGACTTGGTTGACCTTGAGCATTCAGTTGATGTTGCATACCGTGATTCATGTTCTTTTGTCATGAATGATTTGACGTGGAAAGCTATCCGTAAGGTTAAAGACACTACAGGTAGACCGCTTCTTTATGGTGATGATAAAGGTTTAGATGGTCAACCAGTACGCACATTGTTTTCCTACCCTGTTGTAATCTGTAATGATATGCCTGTTATGGCGGCTAACGCAAAATCTATCATATTTGGTGATTTGAGTCGGTATGTGATCCGTGATGTTAACGGATTCCAAGTTATGCAATTTAACGAAATGGTATATGCATCCGTTAACCAAACAGCGTTCATGGCTAATACTCGAATGGGTGCTATTTATACTGACATTGGTAACTCAATTAAATTTTACCAAAACAGTGCAACTTAAGTTATAATACAACTTAATACAATTTTCCTAGAAGGTAACTCCCCCGGTATAAAATCCGGGGATTTTTTGAGGATTAAAAATGGCTAAACAAACACAAGAACAAACAAAAGCTAGAGTTATTTCTGAGTTTTTGGATTTTAAAATTAATGATATTGTTAATTTTGACGATTACCCGGCATACGTAGCAAGTCTTGATGCAACACAAGAAGCGGTAACTTACGCTGAGTCTTTAAAGTAATAATGCGAATAATAAAGCTAAGTAGTATTGGTGTTATATACCCATACGGCGTGCCACTATTTGAAGCCGTTAGTTTATTACCTAGTTTAAAGGTTTATTTAGGTATTGCCATTGATGATACAACAAGAGATGCCGTACTAATTGGTATGATTCAGGCGGCGGGTACATTGCTTGAATCATACACAAACAACCCATTATTTCGAGATATTTACATTGCTGTATCTAATGCCACTGGCTATAGTTCCACGCTAGGTGTTAAATTACCAGATGTAAATCATTGGCTTGAACTCTTACCCGGTGCCGTCGACTTAGGTATTAATTTACCTAGCGATAACATAAGCGCACTAGGTAACTATAATGCTATGGATAAGGTATTTGTTTCAAATGTTGAACAACTAGGTTCGTTTTTTGTTTTATTCGCAACTGGGTTTTTAACATTACCTGAACAATTAAAACTTGCTATCTTTGTGCTAATTGCTCAATGGGATATTAACCAAAAGATTATGGCAGAAGGTATTAGACCGATGACAATACCCTATTCAGTCCAACAACTTTGCAACGGTTATAGAGATTTCAGGGAGTTTGTATAATGTCATTAGCAAACGCAATAACCGCTTTACGCTCACATTTAGAAACGATCAGTGAATTCACAATAAAACCAACCATTACCCGGAATGAACCTAGGGCGCAATACCCATGTGTTACCATGTACGTTGATAATATAACGTCTAGTTTAAGCAGTTTACAAGGTGAATATTCGGTATCTAACTTCACCCTAATAATCCATATATGGACTAAATTATCAGGTAACGAATCAGACGGCGAACTTTTAATGTACCACTACACGGATAGGATCAAGCGCAGGTTATCAAGTGAAGTTGTAAATACATCAATACCTTACGTTGATAACGATGATACGATTATTTATAATTTAGGCTCTGAGTTCATAGATGCTGATTTTGCTATAAATGGTGATGATAATGTCACTTTAAGATCAACACTACGTTACAACATAACATATAGTTATAAACTACCCACAATTTAACAACTTTTTACAACTTAATAGGGGGCATTATGCCAGCAGTATTTATCGGATTAAAAGTGGCAATTGAATCAGCCGCTAGGGGTACAGCAAAACCAGTCACATTAATTACAAAAGGTGCTACTTGTACAGTATCAGTTGCTACACACGGTTATACGGCTGGGCAATACGTTGTATTTAACGCGGATTCCAACGACCTGAACGCACGTATTTTTAGGGTTGCCCCTGCACCAACGGCGGGTACATTTGACCTTGAAGGAATTGACTCAACAAACTTTGATGTGACAGGTACGACAACTGTACAACTACTTACAATCGCACAACCACTGTCTACTATCTTACCCGACATTAGCCCTAGTGGTGGTGACCCTGCTACATTATCACGTACAACCGTACACGATGTTGCTGAAAAATCAATTTTCGGCATGTTATCAGCGAGTACATGGACTTTGACAAGTTTTTTTGAACCTGCAAACGCTGGGTTGATTATGCTTGAAAAATATGCGGCGGCACAAACTCCAACGGCTGTTTTATTGACATTTACCGATGGTAAAAAAGTGGGTATTAATGGGATTGTTGCATATAAACAAGGGCTTATCAACAACACAAGTTCTAACGCAACTAATAAAATCTCAATTGCTTCACAATCAATTCCGAGCGTGTGGAATACCTAATGAGTAGTATCTATATTCAAAAACTGAGAAAGGCACGGGAGTTAGTCTATAAAATTGATGACTCACATTCTATTTATTATATGAGACCATCAGAGCTTGATGTTGTCGAGTATAAGGAAAAGTCAAGACTTGGAGAACGTGTAACGATACGCGCAATTATTAAAGATTGTGTTATCGGGTGGGATGGTTTTCAAGAGCTTGACTTTGATAATGGAGGTACTATTGAAAAAATCAAATTCGATATAGATTTATTGTTAGAGTGGTTAGAGGACAGAAGTGAAGTAGCTACATCAATTATGATAACTATCCTAGACTCAGTTTCTGAGTATGAGAAAGCAAAGGTTGAACGCTTGGGAAAGTCCGAGGTTGGCTAACACAAGCCTGTAATAAAATCTTACCAAGTCCTGATTGGTCTGTACCCGGTTTGGACTTGGCAATACAGATACACAATGCTTGCCCAAAAGAAGCTCAAAGGTGGATTGCTATGGATAACCTAATTGAGTACTACCGGGTAAGTGATGTTGAACAACTAACCTATGACCTAATTACAATTAGTACCTATCTCAACGAACAAGCAAATAAGGATAATTAATGGCTATACACGGCGAGAATATAACCTTTGATGCGGATAATGAACTAGAACGGTTAACAAACTTCAGTCGTAAAGTCACAACAAGGGTTGCAAAGATAGCGTTATCATCGGGTATGCGTGAGCTTGCTAAACGTGAGAAACTCAACGCGCCAGTGTGTACAGGTAAATTAAAAAAGTCAATCGGTTACACTTACCCTAAGGACAACCGAGGCACTATATCTTCTAGCGTTTATTTCAAGCGTGATAAAAACTTTGTATCTAAAAATGGAAAGCGCGAAGTTCCGCACGGTTATTATGTATCAAATGGTACTAAGTTCGTGAAGCCAAACAAGTTTTTGAAAAATACCTTCTTTGATAATAAGTCGAAAGTTATTAGCGTTATTACTCAGAACTTTGAGCATGGTGTTAAGTTAGCCGATGCTGAGGTGACAAAAACACGAGGTGAATCATGAGCTTAGACGTAGACGTTAAACTCAAATATGCCAGCTTTAAATCTGGCATTGATGCTGTTAAAAAGGAACTTGAGGGCGTTGGTGCGTCTGCTAAATCACTAGATAGTAACATCGGTGTTGCTTTCAAAAACATGGGGAGTTTTGCAACAGGTTTTGCAAGTTCTGTTGCGGCAGTTGGTTTTAGTTCACTCATACACGATACTCTAGCATGGGGTGATTCACTATCTGAAACTAGCGCAAAGTTAGGTATAAGTTCAGAACAGCTACAACGTATACAAAGCGTTGGCACAACATTTAATACAAATGTTGAGGGTATGACTAGCGCATTTTCAACATTTAATAACACGCTTGGTTTAGCGAATGCTGGTTTTAGTAAGTCACAAAAAGCAATAAACCTTTTGGGTGATGAGTTTAATAACCTAAAAGCATCGGGTGCTAGTACAGACCAGCTATTTATACAAGCTATTGAGTCAGTAGCGCAATATAACGATGTTGCAGAACGCGGGGCGGTTGCTTCTAAATTATTCGGTGATTCTGGTGCTGATATAGTTACCGGGTACTTACAAGCTGGTTTGACCGTACAGCAAGTAGCTGAAAAAATGAAGGGTTTCAATGTTGTAACTGATGAATCTGTTAAAAAAGCAGGGGAATTAAACGACAAGTTAGAGGAATTCCAAAAAGGTGCAATGGTACGATTCCGCGAGGGACTGTTAGAGGATATTACACTTTTTGAAAAGTGGGCAAACCGTTTATCGAACTTGTTTGGCGGGGATAATGTCAGCACACAAATCGACGACCTTACCCGGAAAATAAACGACCTCAATGCACCAACAGACGACAAAAACACAAGGGTTCAACGTGATGCAGAAAAGGCATTTTTACAGCAGAAACTTGACAAGTTATTACAAATTAAAGCGGTTGAGGACAACCCCGGTAAAAGAGTAGTTAGTACAACTAACTACAAACCAATTGGTGCTATTTCAGCAAACGAAAAAGAATCTAGTGACAAGTTTACAAGTGTAATTGATAAGTTATTAGTCGGTATTAGGCATGTAGAATCATCGGACGGTAGAAATGCACCTGATAGAAGTGGTTTTACAGGGGCAAAACGTGCCGAGTTTGGTACAGCATCCGGTGAATATCAAATAAACAATCCAACATATAAGGATATTGTAAAAAACCATCCTGCATTAGCTGGGTTTAACCGCATGATACCCGCACAAGCAAAAGAGTTAGCCAAAGCCCTTGTGCTAGACCACATGCAAAAGTATGGCGGTGATGAGGTTAAAGCAACCCTTGCGTACTTTGTAGGGCAGGGTACGGTAGATGCGGCGGTTAAAAAATACGGCGAAAGTGATTACATAGACAAAATAAAAGTACCGGGTAATAACTTAACAACAAGGGGTTATTTAAATCAAGTTAACGTCGGTATTAAAAAGGCTGATGATAATAGTTCGTTATCCGGTATTAGCTCACAGTATAAAGACGCTGAACAAGCCCGTAAAAAACTATTTGAAGACTCTGAAAAAGAGCGAGAACAAGAGTTATCGCGTACTCAAACAAGGCTTGATAACTTTACAAAAACGTACAATAGCGCATTAGATGACGCTACAAACGCCACCTTATCAAGCTCACAATTACAACTTACAACAGCTATTCAATCGGGTTTAGAGTCTGCCGGGTTAGCTGGGTCGGCGTTGTCGGATATTGAGAAACAAGAAAAAAACATATTAACCGAGTTGATAACAAAGCGTGTTGAATACTCGCAAGAATTAGAAACACAATTAGAGGTTAGTAGTAAGTTAAGGTCAGTAAATGAAATAGCAGAGGGTTTAGTTACGTCTGATAAATTATCAGAAGGTTTAGCAATCATACAAGATTTACTAATACACGGGAAAACAGGGGCAGAGCGAGCCATAGAAGCTCAAAAAAGGTTAGGTACTGAGTTCAACAAAACCGAAAATTACGCAAATAAAGCGGCTGATTCAATGAGTGTTTTTGCCGAGCAAGCTGGTAGAAACATGGAGTCAAATCTAGCACAGTATCTGTTTGATCCGTTTAAAACGGGGATTGATGGGATGTTGTCAGGTTTTGTTGATATGCTCAGAAAAATGGTAGCAGAAGCGGCGGCGGCTCAAATAATGGATAGCCTAGTAGGTAATAGTAAGTCTGGTTCAAAGGGTTTGTTATCCGAAGGTTTTTCAGCACTTGCTAACAGTGACACAACAAAAAACGTAATATCTGGTGTTGGTGATTTTTTCAGTGGGTTTAGCTTTTTTGCTGATGGTGGTGTAGTACATAAACCGACTCAGGCAATTATAGGCGAAGCTGGTTCAGAAGCTGTGATCCCGCTTAAAAACGGTAACGTACCCGTGATGATACAGGGTAATCCTAAAAATTCAGGTGAATCAAGCGTTTATAATATTAGTATCTCAATGACTGGTAAGGGGGATCCTGAAAAAGACGGACAAAAAGCCGCAGAAGCATTTATGCGTTCAGTTGCACAGCAAGAGATAACCAAAGCTACCAGACCGGGTAACTCGCTAAACCGGACAACAAGATTTTAAAAATGTGACGTACTACTATTTACAACTTTTAACAAATGCGTATAATCACAATATCATCAACAAGGGCGCATAATGGTAAATACAGACGAATATAGAGAAGCACGAAGAGAATATGAACGGTTGTACAGATTAAATAATAAAGAAGCCACCACAGAAAGAAAACGTAGGTATAGACTAAAGAATAAAGAAGTTATTGCTGAACGCAAAAAACAAGCTAGGTCTTTAAAACGTGATCAGTTAGAACAACAAATTATTGACTCACAAGTTGAAATGTCACATTGTGCGTTAAAGTACCCAATACCGCCACCATGCTTTCTAAACCCAGAACATGCAGAAAGGTCTTTAAAAGCACGAAGGAATTTGGCAAAAACAAAATATATTTAAGGATTAGAAATGGCCGACATAAACATACCATACCCGAATTTAATATCCAGATATGAATACTCAGAAGCAGTATCAATGCTTAATGTTAAATTCGGCGACGGGTATCAACAGAGGCAATTAAACGGAAGGAACGCAATAAAACAAGTCTGGCAATTGGAGTATATTTGGTTAAAACCTTCTGAATACACGCTATTAAAAGCACAATTAGACCTTGTTGGATACACCGATAAAATAGCATGGACTCCGCCTAATGAACCAACACTTAGATATTTTACCTTGGACGTTGGCTCATTTAAAAGGTCATATAATACGGGTTATGTAAAGGTTGGTTTCTCTATGACTGAGTTTTAATTATGACTATTAATCAAGATATTACAGCACCAAGCGTTAGCCCTTATATTGAGTTATTTAAACTTGACTTAAGCACTATACCCGGATTAGCTAACATATACTACCTAACGCCGTCTAGCAGTACACAAGTTGTATGGTCTGGGCAAACATACCTGCCGTGGGCTATCAAGATTGACGGTATAGAGTCAAACGGGGAGGGTAGTCCAGCAAGACCGTCGCTTAGTATTGGTAACTTAGACATTAATAAGTTGATTGGCACTTTGGTTTTCGCAAACTCAGACATAATAGGTGCTGAGTTAACTTACATACGTACATTAGATAGTTACTTAAACACCTCAATATCACTACCCCCAATAACGTACACAATAAGCCGTAAAACCTCACACAATTCACAAGTGATACAGTTTGAGTTGCGAAGTTTTAACGACAAAGAGCGGGCATACTTACCTGATAGGCAAATGCTTAAACGTGATTTTCCGGGCTTGGGTACAGGTAGACGATGATTGACAAAATAGAGTTACCTTATAAAACACAACGGCACATTCAAGAGTGCGCGTGTGAAGTATTTCCTAATGAATTATGTGGGTTCATTTTGCCTGATTTGTCATTTGTTAAAGTTGATAATATAGCAATTGATAAGCACAAGTCATTTACAATAAACGCTATAGATAGGCTTTATTACCATGATGCTATAGCTATCGTACATACTCACACAATATCAACTATTACCCATGATCCGCGCACCCCTAGTATTAGTGATTGCGAGGGGCAGGTGATGAGTGGTCTACCGTGGTTAATATATGCTTGTGATGGTGACTATATTAACCGTGAGCCTGTGCAAATACCTAGGTATCACAACCCTGAGTTATTGGGTAGGTCATTTATTGCCGGGTACAGTGATTGCTATGCTTTGGTACAGGACTATTATTATAAGTATTTTGATATAAGTTTAAAGGAACACACACCATACACAGTACGTGATATTTTGCGCGGAAGGTTCACATTTAATAATTTATTGATGGAACAATACAACTTTGAACAACTTACCCACTATGACGAATTACAAGATGGTGATATAGTTGTTTTACAACAGGGTATCAATCAAGATAACCATATAGGTGTAATCCATGATAGCTGTATAATCCATCAATCAGAAATAAGCATATCAGAACCGTTTGAAACGATGGTTGGAAGAGTACAAAAATATTATAGATATAAGGATTTAGTATGAAAGTTGCGTTAATTTTACAAGGTAAACATTACGGTTATGAGGTCGAAGCAACCACTATACCCGGTATATTGTCAATAATTGGACTCTATCATGATGGTTTATACAGTAAAATGTATAACTCAAAATTCAGGTTCATTCTATTTGATAATGAAGGAAAAACACTAGAACTTGATCCGAAAATGACCTTTGATGATACTAAGTATAACAACCTGTTAATTGCTGAAAACATAGATGGTAATATACAGGTTGCTAGTATAGTTGCCGCACTTGGTAGTATTGGTATAGCAACAACTGCAAGTAGTTTTTTGGCAATTGGTTTAACAGCCATTGTTAATATAGGGCTTAGTTTTGCAATGTCGGCAATCGGGAATATGTTAAGCCCAACTCCAGAAACTAGTACGCCGGGTAAGGTGAAAGACTCAAATCTCTGGCAAGGTTCGGTTACACAAGTTGAGCAAGGGTTATCAATGCCTTACTTAGTTGGGTCGTGTTTAGCTTCGGGGATAGTCCTTAGTGCGGAAATAGAAACTACTGATTTATAGGTTTAATGTATAATAACAACTACTAACAAATAAGGGGTTTCTATGGGTGGTAAAGGTGGCGGTTCTTCGCCTGTTGAACAGGATGACACAGTAAGCTCAAAGCAGACACTTAAAATCCTACTTGCTTTGGGTGAGGGCGAAATTGAAGCTATTGAGCAAGTGTACCTGAATAAAACCCCTATATCATCTTATCAAAACTGTTCGTATCAAACCCGTCTAGGTACACCATCACAGACCGTTATTACGGGCTTTGGGGAAGTTGCTAATGAAGCTGTTGGGTTTTCTCAAATCCAGATAACAAACGCCACTCAATTTATACGTGACGTTGATTACACCGTTACGAGTGTTAGGCTTACTTTTACTACTCCAGTTGTACGTACAATCAAAGCTAATGGTGATATTGTAGGCGGTACTATCCAACTAGACGTACAAACAAAACCATTACCCGGCGGTGTGTTTTCCCTAAATAAATCGACTACTAAAAACATCAAGGTTTCTAATAGTTATTCGTGGTCGGTACGTATCGACAGACCAGCCGGGGCAACGCCGGGTAATAACTGGACTGTTAAAGTTATAAGAGTTAGCCCTGATGATGTAGACGCTAAGCACAACAGCACCTCATATATAAGCGGGTTTACCGAATTAAAGCACCCTATCCCCCAACTAACCTATAACAACACTGTGTTAGTTGGTTTGACTTTAGGTGATGCTAATCAGTTTGGGGGTAATGTTCCCGACATAGCCATAAAATTAAAAGGCTGGAAGATTAACCTCCCAATTAACTACAACCCCACTACACTTGTGTATACAGGTAACTGGAACGGGGCATTTAATACGACTTTACAATACACGAATAATCCAGTATGGCTACTATTGCACATCCTAAGAAAACGGATGTTAATATCTGATACTAGGTTGGATATGGGGGCTTTTTATTTAGCGGCTCAATATTGTGATGTATTAGTTAGTGATGGGTCAGGTGGGTCAGAACCACGTTATACTATCAATAATCAATTTGCCGTACGTGAGGGTGTTGCACGTTTTTTGAATTACTTTTTGACAATTTTCAACGGTTCGTTTACCACCAATCAATTTGGTCAAATATCCCTGCTATATGATAGGGCTAATCAACCTACATCACACATAGTAAATAACACTAACGTCATAGCCGGTGGTTTTTCGTATAGCTCTAATGACCTTGAAAATCGGTACTCACAAGTAAACGTGACATACAACGAACCTACATCGTTTTATGATACCGAAACAACCACCCATGATGATACTACGTTATTAACTAGGTACGGTTTACAAACGTCTGATGTTGTCTTAGCTGGTTGCACAAGTGAAGCGCAAGCATTGCGTAAAGCTAGGTGGCAAACCTACACGAATGCTTATCAAACCCAACTTATTAGCTTTGCAAAAGGTATTGAAGGTTCGACGTTTTTTGTTGGCGAGTTGGTATCAATAAGTGACAATCAAAACTCAGGTTATGATATTAATGGGGTGATTACTAGTAGCTCATGGTCTGCAAACCTGCAAACATTAACTCTGGACCATCCAATAAATTTAGCTACCACAACTTACACAATCCAGTATTTAGATAACACCGGTTCAGTTGTTACAAACATAGTACAGCAGTCTAATGGCACATTCACAACATTAACATTTTCAACAGCAACACAAAAACCAGCTACCACTCAAAGCCCCTTTATTTTGCAAAGCTCAACTGTTAAACCGATAATGGCTAAAGTGGTCAGTGTTAAGAAAAATGATAATATTTATCAGATAACAGCACTCCAACATGATGAAAATAAGTATGCTTATATTGACGGTACTATTACAAAAGTACCAAGACCGAGCCAGTTTATTAATACCCAGATTTTAAACATAGATGCACCTACAGGGGTAACAGTAACAGAGGTTCATGCGGCAACAAGCACCACGGCAATAAGTTCGCTCAATGTTAAATGGTCATGGACAATGGTTGGGGCTAAGTACAAACCGACATTTAATATTTTATATCGCAGAGATAATAACAACTTTACACAAGTAAGCAATATAGAAGCGACAAGTTACGATATTGCAAACCCATTACCCGGGCAATACGAGATTTATGTAGTTGCTGTTAATCCAATAAGTCAAATTAAAAGTGTACCATCAACGCAGTTTATATATGCTTTCCGAGTTATTTCTGCGGGTAGTACCTTACTTGCACCTTTGACGGCATGGGTTGAGGGTACAAATGGAACAACATTTAATAGTCAAGACCTTAATTTAGTCATAAATTACAATACAAATAATGACAACGTAACAGACAGGCTTAAAGATTACGTTGTAGAGGTTTGGGACGTACCCGGAACAACTAAATATTTAACAGAAACTGTTCAAGCGGACGTTAACAAAAACGCTAGATGGTCGTTACCTTTTTATAAAAATCTCGACCTATTCACAACACCAAAACGGTCATTTCAAGTGAAGGTTTTTAGCCGTGACTTAATAGGCGATTTGTCAATCCCACTAAGTCAGGTATTCAACAACCCAACACCAAGCGCACCATCGTTTACCATAGCCCCTGCTACTGGGCAAGTCTACGTTGATATTGCGCGTAGTAATGCCCCTGATATAGCAGGTTATGAGATACACGGTTCGGCGACTTCCGGGTTTACCCCTACACCGGGTACGTTACTTTATAGCGGTGTTAACAATAATACGATAGTACCCGCGCCATCAGGTAACGTTATTTATATAAGGGTTGGTGCTTTTGATAATTTCGACAAAGCATCAATAACTTACGCAACACAACAAAACACAACTGCATTATCAACCAGTGCTATTGAGTGGACAATAAGTGACGGTATTAAGCTGGCTGGTAATGATCCAGTGACAAATACAATGAGTTGGACTGCCGGGAACATAATTAAGAATAACGGCGGGGTTACTACAATATACCCGATAGTTGCGGGTTCAGTTGCGTGGACAACCGGGACTATTTACCTGTATTTTTCAGGTACTGGTACTGCATTAACTACAACAACTGTACTCGCAACTGCTGTTAGTGGTTGGCTTATCGCAAGTTATAAAGGCGGTAAGTTAGTCCAGTCAGATAATGGTAATGTGTTTATTGATGGCTCTAGTATTTATGCGGGTACAGTTGGTGCAAATCAGGTTGTCGCTAGTGGTTTAATCACTAACGCCGCACAAATTAACACGGCAATTATTAACAGCACGCATATAGCAGACGCTAGTATCACAAACGCAAAGATTGCAGACGTTATTAGCTCAAACTCCTTTGTCGCTGGTAGTGCTGGATGGTCGATAGGGCAAACTAGTAATATTGCTGAGTTCAACGGTAACTGTGTATTTCGTGGGGTTCTCAACGTAAAAAGTGCTGCCAGTGGGGCGCGTATGGAGTTGACTAACTCAACTATGCGGATATATGACGCGGCTGGCGTGTTACGGGTAAAAATAGGCAATCTTGCATAATGGCGTATGGTTTACAGGTCTACGGTAATAAGGGTAATCTGCTTGTCGATATATCCGACAGGTTCACTAGGTTACACTCACAAGCTAACTTAATAATAACGGCTGGCACAGTAGGTTCAAAAGTTATACCCGTAGCTGGTATGGCTAACAACGGTTTATGGTTGGTTAACTATCCTAATATTTGCAATATAACAAATCTAGTGATTGGTACAGGTAGTTTTACAGTCACTTGGGATGCAACATATGGTAAAACAGAAACTGTATTGTTATCAATAATGAGGTTATAAATGGCTTATGGCTTTGAGGTTTTAAACTCTAGTGGATTTATTCAATTTGATGATAACACTATCCATTACCGAATCCATACTGAGGGTACAATAACCACAACAAGTGGTATTCAGAAAAATAGCATAAAGTACCCGCGAGGTGGTGTTGTATTTTTTAGACCGGGTGCGGCTACTGGTTACAGTACGGCTCTTTGTTGGTCGGCAATGATACATCAATTCAGCGCAACACAAGATGAAGTGTTCTTTTTTGCACACCCAAAGGGAAATAACAACCTAGTCCCATCATTACCCGTTAGTTACATTATTTACATACCAACCCAAACAACTGACCAACAGTTAACCGGGTATGGGGTTAATATTTACAAGGCTAATGGACAACCCATGTTCTCTAGTGGTGTTACGAAAAGTCTACCTATTAAGCAGGTTGGGGTAGTTACAACAGCTAAATTAGCAGGTAGTGGTACGGTCACACTTGTCCGTAAATCATTAACGGTTGCTGTAAACCCACTGGATCAAAATTACGCCATTGCATCATCAATGCACGTAGCTTACGAACAGGGTAAAACAACGCTTGTTAATGGTTCGTTAGTTTTGGGTACAAGTCCTGTTTTTACGCATAGGATAGATGATATAAATTCTACAGTCGCAACAAAATTATATAGCTTTTTCGAGGTCATCTTTAAATCAACAAGTTCGTTTGAATTCGTTAGTGGTGATACAGCAAGACCATTGCCACCTGCTTATTATGCCAATGTTAGATCAACGTATAATTGTCTTATTGGTATTAATAGATAATGTGTTAAAATACAACTTATAACAACTAAGGGTTAAAATATGCGGTTTATTTTTACTAATAACACATCAAATGCCGTTGTCTATTGCGTGATACCTAGTGTGGACACCGATTACACGGACAACACTGTCTACGGTACTGAGACAGCACACGTTGATGCTACACTAGACGCTATAAGTGATGATGTGCTGATTAGTAGTTATTATTGGACTGGTACAGCTATTGCCATTAAAACCACTAGTCCAATCACTGTATCGAGTACCGCTTTAACAGCAAGCCCAACAACAGTTTCAACAATTGGAGCAGTTCCAGTAGGTACGGTTTTTTATTTTACAATCCCGACAAACACGGATTACATTGCTCCATTGACAGTTAATGATAACTCTTTACTATTCAGTAGTTTGGCAGTTGGTACATTCACGCTTACTGCTGAATCACCGGGTAGGTTACAGAAAGTTATAACTATTACGGTGACATAATGACGGTATTAATTGCACAACCCTTAGCTTGCCCAACTGTAACCAGCGTAGCCGCAGTGGCAGAAGGTGGTGGTATAAAGATAAGTTGGGTAAACCCTACTAACACTAATTTTTACGGTATTGATTTATACGTTGCCACAACATCAACTAAACCTGTATCACCGACATACACTAACATAGCAGGTTCTAGTTTTAGCTTTAACAACGGTTCCCCATCACAACTTTATTACTTCTGGGTGCAAACTAAAAATATCTATTTACAACAAGTTACAACAGCCGTACAAGTATCAGCAACTTTTCCATCAAGTAGCATAACCTTATTACCCGGAACAGCTACGAAACACACTGTTATCGAGGATTTAGTAGCTACAACATTAAGCACAGTAGCCATGGGGAACGTTAGCAATACAGTATTGATTGACTATTTATATAGGTCGGTGGGAACTAGGACTGAATTCAACGTAGTTATTAATCGTGAATCTTTTGTGACAGGTAGCGTAAAACCAATATCAGAACCTATATTCCCCGGAACAGTTAAAATTGCGGCAACATGTTACGTATCTGAAGTAACCCCACATGTAAACAGCTCAGTGGGTACTATTACCCTAACTAACGGATCAACGTCTGTTATAGGTTCAGGTACAAACTTTGTAGCTGGTATGGTTGGTTTGTTACTTGCCACTGGAGAAACGAGTCAATATACGATAGCTACGGTTACAAATACCACAACGCTGACGCTAACAACCCCTTATACAGGCACTACAGCAACCATACCCGCACTAAATTGGTATGTAATACAGTCAGAAATAAATATTGACAATCAAACTGTTGATTTGATGACAGTAGAAGCGGTTGGATATGGTGATAACTGTCGTTTAGCTAATGCAACGGTTTCTGACTTAGCAATTACCCGGTTTGTCAATACAACAGTTGGTAAAATTTATGAAGTGTCATTACAAGTGATTTATATTGGGATTGTCGGACAACCGCCAGCCTGTATTTATAAAATTAGAACTAAGAAATTAACAGTTAAGGAGTACATCCTATGAGTAAATATGCAATTTATGACGAAACCAATAAGGTAGTTAGGTCAATAATTACTGACAATGAATCAGATTTAACACTAATTATGAAACCAAGTGACCGATATATTTTGGTAAGTGATTGTGTTGATTTACACGGGGCATCAGTAGTTAATGGTGTACTAGTATGGCTATAATAACGCGTGATGGTTTAACTTCTGCAATATCTTTTAAAAAGGTTATTAACTTAACAAAAGTAAATAACATAGCTTTAGTTGCTGGTAACAAACAAGCATTACTGATTTATCCGGGTAGTGTAGCGGCAACTACATTGACAACGACAATCAACGGTGCTGTTCGGACAGGTGCTATATTACCAGCATTAACAACTGGTACAAATCAACAATATATTTCTGGAAATATATTAAAAAGCTCTGTACCAGTCACTATTGATTTGTATGATTTACTATGGGATAACGCAGTAAACGTAGCATTAACAACAGCTCAAGCAGTGGTTACTCCAACACTACCACCAAGGTGCGACAATGGTTTAACAACAGGTGATGGTCTTGAGTTATGGGGTATTGCTAAAGCCGCTAATACTGCAATCGCCCCAGTTGTTACAGTAACATATACAGATGCTAGCGGTGCAACTGGTTTAACCACCTCAATAACACGTATTGCGAGTGAGCCAGCTGGAAAAGTAACACAATTTGTGACAAATGCCAGTGGTGTAAGGGCTATAACATCTGTGACTTATAGTGTTGTTGGCACAACTGGTACATTCGGGTTAATGCTTGTGCGAAAACTAGGTACAGTT